CTTAAATGTGGTTATTGTAATCCTTTTGTCAGTTCAAAGTACATGGAAGAGATCAAACAATTTGGTCCTTATCCAACCTCTACAAATTTCAATGCTTTGGGAAACAAAAAGGTTTATCTAGAGCGTGAGCACAATCCGTATGTGGAAGCATTCTGGAAGTGGTGGCCCGACCTCTATAAAGATCTTTCCGTGTTTAGAATCACAGGAGGTGAGCCCCTTCTGTCAAAACACACATTTAAAGTTCTTGATTGGATCATTGAAAATCCAAACCCCAACCTTGAACTGAATATAAATTCAAATCTTTCTGTACCAGATGATCTTATCATTAAGTTCATTGAAAAAATACAGTACATTCTGGATAATAACCTCGTCAAAAGTTTTACGTTGTATACAAGCTGCGAAGCATACGGCTCAAAAGCAGAGTACATAAGATTTGGATTAAACTTTGATAAATGGCTTCAGAATTGCGAGTTGTTTCTATCATCCGTAGACAAAGCCAGACTTTCAATTATGTCTGCTTACAATGCTCTTAGCGTGACAAGCTTTATTGAATTTGCAAAAGAAATAAAGAAACTCAAGGATAAGTATTCTGCCGGAAGAGTAGGTATTGACGTTCCCTTTGTAAGAAAGCCCGATCATCTATCTGTTTTTATTTTAACGGACAGTCTTGTTGAGGTTATTAAATCACACGTTGAATATTTTGAGTCTAATTTTGATTTTTATGAAATCAACAGAATGAAAAAAGTATACACTGTTGCAAAGAATACTAAAATAGATAACAGATCCGTAGCAAGAGTTGACTTCTGCAAGTTTATAGACGAACATGACAGAAGAAGAGGTACTGATTTCTTTAACACGTTCCCTGAGCTGGAACAGTTTTATTATACCTGTTTAAAGCCCTCATAGACCAACCGGTAGAGTCAGGAGACTTAAAATCTCTGTAGTGTAGGTTCGAATCCTACTGAGGGCACCATTTTATTGGAGTGAATATGTCAAATGTAAAGTTGGTTGGAATTACTAAGCCTGTTGGCTTTGCTGTTACTGGTGAGATTCAAACGGCTGAAGATCTTGTTTCTTATTGTGCAAGGGTATCCAATCCTAACAACCAGCACAACACTCTTACTGCTGAGAAGCTGCTCAAGTATTTAGCTAAGCATAAGCATTGGTCGCCATTTGAGATGGTTTCTCTCACGATGGAGATAAATACGACACGCGACATCGCCCGACAGATCCTTCGTCATCGTTCATTCTCCTTCCAGGAATTTAGTCAGCGGTATGCTGCTGTGACTGAGATGTCTGAACCTCGTGAAGCTCGTATGCAAGATAATAAGAATCGTCAGAACAGTATTGAGACAGATGATTTGGGTCTAGCATTCGATTGGATTACCGTTCAAAATGATTTAATGCGAGACGCGCAAAATGCATATGAATGGGCAATAGAAAATGGGATCGCAAAAGAAGTTGCTCGTTCTGTTCTTCCTGAAGGTCTCACTATGTCACGGTTGTATATGTCAGGATCACTCCGTTCATGGATCCACTACTGTGAACTTCGTATGGCCAACGGAACGCAGAAAGAACATCAGTTGATTGCCAAAGAGTGCTGGGGGGTAATTACCAAGGAGTTTCCATCTCTAAAGGAAATCCTCAATGGAGAGTAATGTTACCCTAAATACCATGGTCAAAGAGGATGCTTCCATGGTCACGTATACCGGGTCAAAAAACATTTCACCAAAGCACCTTGAATATGTTAAGAGTCTGGTTAATTTTACCCTTAAGAAATTCTTTTCAAAATATCTTCGTGACAGACTAGACATTGAAATCTGTTTTAGAAAAGGCTTACTAGAGACAGAAAAACAATACGGCAATTGCACTTGGGAAGACCTACGTCATAGACCCAAGATGTTTACAGTTGAAATTGAGCCAAACCAATCCCTCAAGCTTTTGCTGAATACAATTGCACATGAACTAGTTCATGTTAAACAATGGGCCAAGGGTGAATTTGCTGAACTGAGAAATGCTTCGAAAGACAAGCCTGAGCCTGTCTATAAGTATAACGGCAAGAAGTTCGATACAGGCAAATATGACTATTGGGATTATCCATGGGAAATTGAAGCTCATGGCAGAGCAATTGGTATAGTTGTTCAGTGGTGTAAGAAAAATAAGTTGGAATGTAAAAACTTTGTATGTGACGGTTAAATGCTATTTTTGTTATGAATAAATTACCCTCTGAAACATTTTGTATTCTTCCATGGATCCATCTGAGCACAAGGCCAGATGGATCCATGCGCGTTTGCTGTACAGCAAACGCTTCTGGCGTTGACAAGTTCAAGACAGAAGGACATGCTGGCCTATTAAAGGACGATAAGGGTTTGCCCTCTAACCTCAACAACTCAGACTTCTTGTCTAGCTGGAATAGCGAGTACATGAAGAATGTTCGCTATAAAATGCTCAATGGGGAGATTCCCAGCAGTTGTACAAAATGTTTCAAAGAAGAAGCTGCTGGCCACAAGTCCAAGCGCATATGGGAAACAAATTACTGGAGCAACAGAGTAGACATCCAATCGCTTGTAGACGAAACAGAATTTGATGGTACAGTACCACCCAAGCTTAAGTACATCGATTTGCGTTTTGGTAACAAATGTCAGCTTGCATGTGTAATGTGTTCGCCACACGACTCGTCTGGATGGATTAAAGATTGGATAATGACATATCCTAAGGTTACTGATCCTACATTGAAAAAAACAATGGCATGGGATAGCAAGGGATCTGTTAACGGCTCGTCGTTTAATTGGCACAAAAATAACCCTAAGTTTTGGGAACAATTCTACGACCAGATTCCTAACATGCAGCAGATTTACTTCGCTGGTGGAGAGAGTCTCATTATTGAGGAACACTATGACATTCTGGAAAAATGTATTAAGATGGGTCATGCGAAAAACTTGGAGCTCCGCTACAACTCAAATGGAGTCGAGTGGAGAGAAGACCTATTCGACCTCTGGAAACATTTTAAGCTTGTACGGTTTCATTACTCCGTTGACGACATTGGAGCACGAAATGAATACATTAGATACCCTTCTCTCTGGTCAAGAACAGAAGAGGTCTTCAGAATCCTCGACACCGAAACTTCCGATAACGTAGAAGTAACAATTGCTTGTGCTGTTCAAGCACTAAACATTTATTACTTGCCTGATTTTATTCAGTGGAAAATTGATCAAAACTTTAAAAAAATTAACAAGTGGCCACAGGGTGCTGGTATGATTAACTACCACTTTGTATATCATCCTGCTCATCTGAATGTAAAGGTTCTTCCTATGTGGTTCAAGAAGAAGGTGCGTGAGAAGTACGAAGCTTTTGTTCCTATTCTAGAATCGCAATATGAAAAGATAGCCCCTGAAGAAACGATGTATGGGTTGTGGCGTTATGATCCTTATGGCATCGATAGGCTGTTTGGTATGCTGGACTTTATGGACTCAGAAGATTGGTCTAACAGGCTTCCTCAAACAAAGCAGTTTCTTGATTTGTGTGATAAGCAACGTGGCATATCATTTACACAAACGTTCCCTGAGATGGCTAATATTTTTACTAGTGTATAAATACAGCATCAACTCGAGGATCAACACATATGACATCTAGAAATTATGATAGCGCTTATGTAAGTAATGCTATGCGAGTCACATCTGTTAGCATACCAAAGAATGACTTCTACAGCTTAACTCACAAAGAAAGCATTCGCGAAGTTTTTATGAGACAGTTTATCAAGGAAACACCAGGTAGGGAATGGGATTGGGATAAAGTAATTATTAACCGAGCAGATGTCAATGATATCAACAGGTCTATACGTAAATTTAAAGAATACGTTTCGGATTTTAAATTGATATTTAACTATCCTTTTAAAGGTCCTGGTGAAGTCTTGCTTTACCTTATTATTGAAAGTGCTGTACTTAAGAGCGACAGAGATGGCGAAGTAGACTTGTCAACAAATTCTGGCAACTACCAGATCAAATCTGCCACGACAAACGACGAGCTTATAAAAAACATAAGAACAGGTGGCATTGATATTTCTGATATAGCGGTCGCACTTAAAAAGTTAAAAGCACAAGTAGGGCTAAAAGAAAAACCCGATCGCGTTTTAATTAACGACATAGCAGAGATGAAAGTAAGAAATCGTAAAGCTTATGATGACATCGAAGAAATCTACCAGGATAGAGCATACAGAGAATATTTTAGTAAGTTTGAACTCTTGGTATTTAACAGTAAAGCAATGGAAGCAACGATTATAAAAGATGTTAAAAAAAGCGATATAGGCATCGAACGTTACACAGATGGTATCATTAAGCCTACTATAAAAATTAAATGACGAACACCAGTGATTATGATTTTACAAAGATTCCTTTTGATCGGATTGTGAAGTTTGGACAGAAATCCATGCTGCGCAAAGACACGTTTGCTGTCAGTTGGATTCTTGGAAGGTTTTGTAATTACAACTGTTCTTATTGCTGGCCATATGCCCACTCACGTACAAAAGATTACAGACCGTTTGAACTGGTCACTAAGACAATTGACGAGATCAAGCGACAAGCAAAGGCAAACGGATTTAACAGCTTCCACTTTAGCTTTAGCGGAGGTGAGCCTACGTTTCATCCCGAGTATCTTCAAATCCTCGAGTACTTAAATAACGGTGATCCTACAACGATTCATATGACGTCAAATTGCTCTCAAAACTTACTATGGTTTGAAAAGTATGCTTGGGTTGCTTCAAATTTTAATAACGCCCATGTCACAGCAAGTCTTCACAGAGAGTACGTTGACACGCCCACAAAGGTGGAGGCGTTTGCTCAAAAACTCAGGTTCCTGATAGACAACAAAGTAAACACAACAATCAACATCGTTATGGTTCCTGAAAGGTTTGAAGAGCTCTACAACATAGCTTTATACTTCCATTCGAAAAATATTAACGTTACACTTAAGCCTCAAAGCGACGAAAAGGCACAAAGAGTTGTTGAAGGCTATACGCCAGATATGCTCGACAAGTTGCACAACGGTTTTCCACAAAGAGACTACAGGACTGGTCTGTGGGCTGAGCAGAGCTTTTATATTGAAATGTATGACGATCAGGGAAACCCTTGGTACATAGATCAGGCAGAAAGATTCAATGCATTTAACTTTAACAAGTTTAAAGGTTGGAACTGTAACGCAGGCTTCCAGTCAATTATTATTCGAGAGCCTGATGGAAACATTAAACGAGGGTACAGCTGTGCTGATCAACCTCTCGGAAACATCGAGACTGGATTTGACCTCTTTTCAAAGCCCGAGCCCTGCATTTCCCAATCTTGCGTGTCAAGTGCTGATTCCAAAATACCAAAGGTGAAACATGCCTAAGTGTGCTTTACTTCACAACCATCTTTGTATGGGGACAGACAACAAGTGGCGAGTGTGTTGTAAATTTCAAGGTGACCCTCGTCCAGATATCAGCTCGATGTCATACAAAACATTTAAGTCGTTGGATCAATACAAGAATGTAGTTGAGACAATGAAGACAGACTGGCATCCTGGTTGTCGTATTTGTAAGGAGACAGAAGAAGACGGACGAGCAGAGAGCCTCAGACAAGTATCGAACAGAGAGTTCTCACAGATAGACGGAATTGAATCTATCGAGCTTTCGTTGTCTATCGACTGTAACCTCAAGTGCAGAATGTGCGGACCCAAATACTCTACTAAATGGGTAGACATTATCGATCAAAATCCTCCTCTCATAAGAACACAAGACTTCGACCCTTATGATCCTGATCATCACTTTAGACCCTACAGCGTAAGCGACATACTTGGTGATAAGGATCTGTCTCGTTTGCAGATGGTTAAGTTTTTAGGTGGAGAGCCCTTTGTTACACAACAAATATACGATTTGTTTGATTTGCTAGATCAACGCAAGATTATACACAACGTTGATTTCCAAACCAATACCAACTGTACTATCTTCCCAGAAAAATCATTAAAGCACCTAGCAAAATTCAGAAGGATAGTTGTCACTCTTTCAATAGATGGTCATGGTGGTCTTAATGATTACATCAGAGACGGCAGGCCTTGGAAAAGTGTTATGGACACGCTAAAGAAGTGGAGGCAGTACAGAGAGGAACACCACAACTGCATTCTCTTGCTTGTTCCGTCTGTGCAGGCTTACAACATCCACGATCTTAGTAACTTAAAAAGACTTGCAGACGACAACGGCATTAAGTTCAAGTTCCAGTATGTAAGAGCACCAAAGCATTTCTCGATAAATGCATTGCCACCCGAGTATCTTGCTTCAGTGAGGGATGATATAAATTGTATAGATATAGACAAAGCAGTCTTTAATAACGAGCAATTTCAACTGTTAAAAAGGTTCACAAGAATGCTCGATTTGGCATATGGAAAAGATATACAAGATTATATACCAAAATTAGCGGAGTATTTTTGATGAAGTACGAACAGAAGTTTATGGGGGGATCAATTGAACCGTGGGGCCCTACAGGATGGCATTGGCCTGTGGAGGATACAGGATTGTGGGAAGGTCCTCGTAACGAATGGCAACATAAGCTGAGGCCATGGATTGACGATCATGTAAAAAGAAAGCACAATGTCGTTCAGGCCGGAGGCGGTTGTGGTATGTACCCAAGACTTCTATCTGGAATGTTTAGTAATGTTTTTACATTCGAGCCAGATCCACAAAACTTTCATTTCTTGAATTTAAATTGTGAGGGAACAAACGTAAAAAGATTCAATTGTGCACTTGGTCATAGACACGGAAACGTTAACTTTTATCCTCCAGGTCCTTCTAACAGAGGTGTTGGTAGAACAGGAAGGGACGGCGATTTGGATGCTGATCCTGTTGTAGGTGACACACCTCTTCTAATGGTAGACGATTTCGTTTTTCAAGAAATGAGCTTGTTGTTCCTTGACGTTGAAAACTTCGAATACTACGCGCTGAAAGGTTCTATAAATACCATTATAAAACATAGACCTGTCATTATATGTGAAAGTGCAGACACGAACGTGAAGAATTTTCTTGAGAATTTGGGATATGTTGTAGGAGAACACCAAGGTGCTGACACCTTGTTTAAGGTAGAGAATGGCTCAGTTTCGTAAAGACACACACAATTATCTAGGCGATGGCAAGACAATTTTTGAGGTTGTCATGCTTGCGGACCAGTATGGTAACTTAGTGGGTCCCGCAAATCCATCTGGTGTTTCTGTTGATGCTTTCGGTCGTGCTAGAATGTCGACGCCATTTACGATGTTTGACTCATCACACAGATTTGCAGATAATGGCGAATGGGTAACATCGAACACTGCTTCTACAACATATACGCACAATGCTAATAATGCCACGATCAGCTTAACTGTAGATACTGCTAATAATTCAGAAATCATTCGTGAAACTAAAAAAGTATTTTCATACCAACCTGGAAAATCTTTATTCAATATAAACACATTTGTATTCAATCCAGCAAAAACAAATCTTAGGCAGCGAGTTGGTTATTTTGGTGCTCAAAATGGAATATATTTGGAGCTTGCCAACACAACTTTGTCCTTTGTAGAGAGATCGTTCGTAACAGATCAAATATCCGAGACCAGAGTTGCACAAGCAGATTGGAATATAGATAAACTTGACGGTACAGGTCCATCACTTTTAACACTAGACATAACCAAAGCACAAATTTTTTGGATGGATATTGAGTGGCTTGGTCTTGGTACTGTTCGTTGCGGATTTGTTATTAATGGACAACTTATTCATTGTCACTCGTTCCACCATGCCAACATTCTTGAAGGCACATATATTACAACAGCCTCGTTGCCACTTAGATATGAGATTAAAAACACTGGTGTAACTGCAAGCAGTTCAACACTAAAGCAAGTGTGTTCTTCTGTTATATCAGAAGGTGGTTACGAACTTAGAGGCTCACAACAATCTGTTGCATCAGATATTGTAGCTGGTAAAACGTTAACAACAAAGGGAACCTTTTACCCTGTAATTGCGTTAAGACTCAAGTCTTCACCAGATCGTTTAGATGCTATTGCTGTTCTGACTGCTTTATCTCTGTTAGGAACAGGCAATGGTATCAACTATATGTGGCGTGTTGTTCAGAATTGCACAGTAAGTGGTGGCACATGGACGTCTGCAGGAACAAATTCATCTATTGAATATAGTTTGAACAGTACGGCTGTCGATCAAACTAACGCTAGAACGCTTGCTAGTGGATTCTTAAATTCATCGAACCAAGGTTCGCCGACATTAAATATTCTAAAAGAAGCGTTGTTTGCTTTCCAACTTGAAAGAAATGGGTTGACATCTACTCCATACACTATTGCATTAGTTGTCACGTCTGATACAGATAACCAAAAAGTTTATGGTTCTTTAGATTGGGAAGAAATTTCAAGGTAAAAAAATGGCTGAACAAGACAAAGGTAATATCACAAGCAACCTGACCGCTTCAGATGCAAATAAGGTTGCAACTACAAAGAAGCCATCTGCGAAGCTAAAGTCTTCGACAGTGAAGGATGCTATTTCTAGAACAAAAACTATGACCGGTTCTAAGCCCGATCAGATTAATGTCAATCCTATTCAAGAGCTCAATCAAGCTTTTAAAGAAGCTGTGAACGATATCAATCCAGATCCTAAGCACAGAGAAGCTGTTTCTAGATCAGGACAAGATCCTAAGCAAAAGCAACTTGTTCCTCGTGACGGCAAGAATAGAAAGAGTGATGACCGTCCTTACAGACACCAGTCAATTGTAAAGAAGATTGTGGACGAAGGAAAGAAAGATCCTTGGGACAAGATAGTCAAGGCTGTTCCTAAGTTGAAGGGGCACCACGAACGCGTTGAAGCGCTAAAGGCTGACGCTAAAGAAATAAAAAAGGTGATGGAAGAATTCAACGACACCTTTAAAGACGCATTGGCAAGACTGGGAGATTGATATGGAAGAACTAATGGATGCCATGAAAAGGTATCATGCTACAAACTTTTCGTTTTATTTGAAGCTGCATTTCTTTCACTGGAATGTAGAGGGAATGTTCTTTTCTCAGCTGCACGATTTCTTTGGTGACCTTTACAATGAAGTGTGGACTGCTCAAGATGACATTGCTGAACGCATTCGTACCATTAAGGGATACGCTCCTGGTTCATTGCAACGCATGAAGGACCTCTCTATAATCGATGATCAGATTGATGTTCCAGCTGCACAGCAAATGATTGTTATTGCAATGGAAGATAACGAAAAGGTTATACAAACACTTACTGAAGCCTATAAGTTAGCAGAAGCTGCAAACGAACTAGGTCTTGCAAACTTCTTACAAGACAGACTAGATGTTCACAAGAAACACGAATGGATGTTGAGAGCAACATTAAAGTAAAATGGCCATAACCATATTAAACAACCAAACAAAGCAGAAAAGAGCTGAAGCCAAATACAGCTCTTTCGAAGAATTGAAAAAGCAAGCTACCGTGGTCAAGGAGCCTTCTTCTAAACCTGCGCCCAAACCTGCGACGAAACCAGCACAAAGGGCACCTGTGTCACTTAATGAAAAGCCTTCAACGATAAATAATAATATTATCAAGCCTAAATACATACAGGATTCTAGTGTTGTTTACAAGAAATCTGGTTATATTAAAGATTTATTAGGAGAAGGAAAATAAAAAATGGCTCTATGGGGTAATAACGATTCAAAAACTGCTTCTGGAACAGTAGCAATTGCTGCTAATGGTCTAGTTACAGGCACGTCTTCTAGCTTGGCAACACAGGCTAGAGTTGGCGATTTCATTGTAATGGCTAACAACGATTATATGATCGCAGCTATTACAAATGCAACGTCTGCACAGGTTGTTGGTCCTCTGCAGAACACATCTGTGACTGCACAGTCTGACGGTTCATATGTCCTTTCTGAGAAGCCAAGATATGTGCTTCTTGATGATGGCACCCACGGAACAGCTGGTTGGACAAACACAGTGTTTGGTGTTGACGTAACAGAAGTTAACGTTTCGAATGGTGCTGTTCGTGAAGCTGTAATTACATTTGCAGGTTCAGGTTACGGATCAAACGGAACTGTTACAGTTTCTGGTGGTGATGGTTCGGTTGCTGTTTCAGCTAACGCTTTTGTTTCTGGTGGTCGTGTAACACAAATCAAGTTCTCGAACAACGGTATCGGCTACACACAAAATCCATCGTTTGCGATTTCTGCACCAGCTGGCATTACGTTCAACGCTTTGACGGCCGTTTCAAACACGAACGATACGATTGCTATCTCTACAGCAAACACAAAGTTTGCTGTTGGTGACAGATTGACATATACAGTTGCTGCTGGTAACACTACCGTTGGCGGTCTTACAAACGCTGCTTCATATTATGTTGTTGCTGCAAACACAACAACACTTAAGCTTTCTGCAACAGCTGGTGGTGACGCAATTGACCTTACAGCTTCTGTTTCAGAAACAGGTCACACAATTACCGGTGAAACAGCAACAGCAGTTCCTGTTCTTTCTGGTAAGAAGATCGATGCTCACGCAGGTTGGGTAAGACGCGTTGTTGGTACAGGCGGTCGCGCTGGACGTGTTCAGTATGAGACTCTCGTAGCTATGGGCTCGATTGCTGGTGACGCCGAAGACGATGTAATGCCAGACGCTTAATAACAAATAGGGTGAACCAGAATGGCTTCTACTAAAATTACAGAACTAACGGCTGCTACCACAATCGCAGTAACAGATGTTCTGCCTTTCGTATCAGATCCTTCTGGTTCACCCACTACTAAAAAGATCACTGCTAATAACTTAGCAAACTCCATTCTTACTTCTGTGCAGGTTTCAGTTCTTCCCTCATCAAACGTAACGCTTAATCTCGGCTCGACTGCGAAGAATTGGAACAACGTTTACATTAAGTCCTTGTACGCTAACGGGTCTGTTGGTTCAAACGGCCACACGCTTTATTCAAACGGAAGTGCTTCCTATTGGGCTACCCCTACAATTCAAAAAGTTTCTGTTCCTGCTAATTCTACTGCAACAGGCACAACAAATCAGATAGCTTGGGATTCCAACACTTTGTATATTTGTGTGGCTGCAAACCAGTGGAAAAAAGTTGATTTAACCAGTTTCTAATGAACGAGCGATTGGACCCTTCTAATTTTCTTCTTTATGCAGCAAAACATTACGACAACCCACAATGTTTTGACACAATAGAATTTTACGAAGACCTCAAAAAATTCAAGTACATTAAAAGACTCATAAACAGGTATGTTGAGGACGGCGATCTTAAAGAAAGATTGATCCTTAACCACATAGTAGTTCTCTTTAACCTGTTTGGTGTCCATGCAACGATCAGAATGTTGTTTGTAAAATGCGAGGGGCTAGAAAGCTTTCTAGCCCCATTTTTAATTGCTCTAAATAGTATGCCAGATAAAGTTGAAAATATCGGCATAGAAAACAGGACAGTTTATGCATCTGACATTGTGTTGGATCCAACTATTGTAGAAGCATTGAGGAAAATCTGATGGCAGGCTTAATTGACAAGTACATGGTTTGGCAATTTGTCAGAAGACTTGCAACTCCATTTGTGCAGATGCCAGCATATCACCAAGGGCTCATTGATAGCCAAGGCAGATTCTTGGTTAGTATTAAAGACCTGGTTACTATCCAGCAACAGCAAGCGCTCACAGAATTTGATGTCCTTATTATAAACCTTAAGAGACTGCTTGCTCAGCTTCCTGGCGGCAGTTCTAACATAGCTAATATTGCAGCTGGTTTGCTTCTCTTGAAGCAGTGGGGTCTAAAGCGTGAAAGCATTCATAGAAAGATGTTTACGTTCGAAGAAGACTTCAATCAAATGCTCAAGGTTGTAGAAGACGCCCCTGTGATGTCTTCTGGTAGTGGTGCTGTTTACGGAACGCGTGCTGGTGAAACTGTTGTTACTAAAAAAGCTGCTTCCAAGTACAAACGTAACAATAAAATAGACCAGAAGGCTATTAACAAGCTTTTTGCTGAGAGCATATCGCTTACATACCACCAAGAGCTTAATCCTAAGCTCTGGGACGCTGACATGACTCTCAAGCCAGAAGTGAAAGCACACCTGATGCAAATTGCTTTTGCGTGGGCAACGTTCGCAAAGATTCCCATTGAGCTTGTACAAGACATTATCATCACTGGTGGTAATGTTAATTACAATTACACCGATCTGTCAGATGTCGACCTTCATCTCATAATTGATCGCAACGCACTCAATCCAAACAGAGAGTTTGTTGACGAATACCTATCAGACAAGAAGATGTTGTGGACGCTTACGCACAACAGCCTTAACATCTATGGATACCCCGTCGAGCTGTATGCACAAGATCTTGAAGAACTACCACACCAGGATCAAGGCGTATACTCTATTCAGAACGACTATTGGATTCAACGTCCACGCTATCTTGGTCTAGACTTCGAGCAAGATTACCATCTTCAGAAGAAGGCTGATTTTTATAAGAAGTTGATCGACAGAATGATCGATCAGCATGCTAACCAAGAAACAATGGACATGCTCAAGAAAAAGATTTCTAAGATGCGTGGTGATTCCATTGCTAAAGGTGGTGAATTTGGTTTTGGTAATCTTGTGTTTAAGGAACTGCGAAACACTGGATACCTTGATAAGATGACGAGCTACACCAAATCTGATTTGGACAAAGCGCTCTCACTGGAGTAAATTATGTTCTTTCTTTCACTGTTAATGAACTCAAGGATTGTACAGGCCCTTGTTGGCGGTGCACTGCTTGTCGCTGTCTTTTTTGGCTGGTTGTGGATGCACGATCGTGCTCTCTTGAGAGAGGCTACTTACAAGTTTAACGAACAGCAGCAAGAAATTGTCAGAAAGAACGAAGAAGAGATCAAGCGTAAAGAAGAGATCATTGAGAAGAACGCCGAAGAGATCAGAAAAGTCATTCAACTGAAGGATGCAGAACTTAATGATCTTGAGTTGCAAATAAATCTGAATGCAGCTAAAGAGAAGGGTGGAGACAATCCATCTTCAGACTATTTGAAGTCGATCGTTAAACAACTTAATAATGCATATGGTGAAAAATGAACAAGCTACTCTTCCTTCTTCCTATCGCTGTGCTGGCGGTCGGTTGCACAGCTACGCCTAAGCCGCAGCTGATCACAACGAAGTACAAGGTTGTGTTGCCACCGGAAGATTTCTACAACTGTCCTTCCATCACAAAATTTCCAAACCCTGACACACTCACTGATGCTCAGGTCGGTCAGCTGATTGTTAAGCTGCAGACGAGCAACGTCAAGTGCAAGCGCAACATCGAAGCCATCAGGACATATCTCCTCAATGCCAAGAAGACCGTTGAAGGCAAGACGGTTTATTAAGCCACCGTTGATTTATTAATCGTCCGAAGTATACTCGCTTCTGCGAATTTATAATAGGTGACTTATGAATGCTTTATGGCTTGATCAGAAATACGCTCAGCTTGCTGGAACAAACCTCGAGAAGTTTAAGGTTGTAAAGAGCAGACCTTTTATTGCGAGGTTTAGATGTCCTGTGTGTGGTGACTCTCAGAACAACAAGTTCAAAACGAGAGGTCATTTCTATGAGATGAATGGACACATTAATGTAAAGTGCTTCAAGTGTGGCTATAGCACTTCGCTGTCTAAGTTCTTAAAGAACTACAATCCGAGCTTGTATTCAGAGTATAGGATTGAGTCTATGAAAGAGCTTGGTCATCAGGAGGAAGAACCTTTTGTTCCTCAGATTGAATCTTTCGCTAAGAGGCGGATTGATAAGTTTGAGCCAATGAAGGATCTGAAAAAGGTATCGCAGCTATCTCCTTTTCACGCAGCAAAAAAATATATTTCTGAGCGTAAAATCCCTAGTAATACGCATTTCCGAATCTACTACACAGATATATATTGCCACTGGGTAAACACGTTCATCCCTAACAAGTTTAGTGAGAAAACTTTGGCTCTCGACGAGCCAAGGCTTGTGTTTCCTTTTGTCGACTCTAACGGTTACGTATTTGGCTTTACAGGGAGATCAATTACAAAATCTAACCTTCGGTATATTACTGTGATGTTAGACGAGACAAAGGACAAAGTGTTTGGTCTTGACTCGATAGACAGAAAGAAAACTGTTTACCTTGTCGAGGGTCCAATCGATAGTCTCTTCTTGACTAATTGTGTTGCAATGGCTGGCTCTGATGCTAAGCTTGATGCAATTCAAGATAGAGAGAAGCTCGTTATTGTTTATGACAACGAGCCTCGAAGCAACGAAATCGTCAAGCGTATTGAAAGAGCCATTAATACAAATTACAAAGTTTGTATATGGCCGGACAACGTCGTTGAGAAAGACATTAACGATATGGTCATGAATGGTACATCGCCTTCAGAGGTTCAATATATGATTGATCAGAATACATTCTCAGGACTAGCTGCGAAAATGCGTTTGCAGCAATGGAAAAAAATATAACAGGAAAACAAAAATGAGCAACTTTTTACCGACACTATACCAAGAATTCATCTACAAGAGCCGCTATGCAAAGTTTATGGATTCTGAGCAGCGAAGAGAAAACTGGTCTGAGACTGTAGCACGATATTTCAATTATATGGACAAGCATCTCCTTGAGAGGCATAACTTCAAGCTGACCGAAAAGGAACGCAAAGAACTAGAAGACGCTGTTCTTAATCTTGAGGTCATGCCGTCGATGCGAGCTTTGATGACTGCTGGTCCTGCACTCGATCGTGATAACACCTGCGCATACAATTGCTCATACATTGCTGTTGATGATCCTAAGGCCTTTGACGAAGCAATGCTAATTCTGATGAATGGTACTGGTGTTGGTTTTTCTGTTGAACGTCAGTATTGTCAAAAGCTTCCTGATGTTCCTGATCGGATGTTTGATTCTGAAACTATTATTACTGTCAAGGATTCAAAGGAAGGTTGGTCGAAGGGTTTTCGTCAGCTGATCGCTCTTCTTTACTCTGGCGAGGTTCCTAAGTGGGATCTTTCTCAGCTTCGTCCTGCAGGCGCTCGTCTTAAGACCTTTGGTGGTCGTTCGTCCGGTCCTGGTCCGCTCGATGATTTGTTCAAGTTCACAATTAAGATCTTCCGTAACGCTGCTGGTCGTAAGCTGAACTCTCTAGAGTGTCACGATCTTATGTGTAAGATTGGTGAGGTCGTTGTTGTTGGTGGTGTTCGTCGTTCTGCTATGATCTCGCTTTCGAACCTTACCGATGAGCGTATGCGTGGTGCTAAGAACGGTTCGTGGTGGGAAACTAATCCTCAGCGTGCTCTTTCAAATAACTCTGCCGCTTACACGGAGAAGCCAGAGATGGGCACATTCATGCGTGAATGGCTTTCGCTCTATGATTCTAAGTCAGGTGAGCGTGGTATCTTCTCACGCGTTGCTTCACAGAAGCAGGCTCTGAAGTACGGTCGTCGTGATCCTGATCATGAGTTTGGTACTAACCCTTGTTCTGAAATCATTCTTCGTCCTAATCAGTTCTGTAACCTGACAGAAGTTGTTGTTCGTGGTACTGACACTGTTCAGTCGCTTGCTCGTAAGGTTAGGCTTGCTGCTCGTCTTGGTACACTACAGTCAACACTAACAAAGTTCCCTTATCTTCGTAAGATTTGGACAAGCAATACAGAAGAAGAGCGCTTGCTTGGTGTTTCTTTGACTGGTGTTATGGACAACACGATTATGAATGGTCGTGAAGGACTTGATATTCTTAAGGCTGTATTGAACGAGCTTCGTATTGCCGCTGTAAATGCAAATAAGGAGTTTGCAGAAAAGATTGGTATTCCTCAAGCAACTGCTGTTACTTGCGTTAAGCCTTCTGGCACAGTTTCTCAGCTCGTCGATTCTGCTTCTGGTATTCATGCTCGTCACTCTGAGTATTATGTTCGTACTGTTCGTGGTGACAACAAGGATCCTCTGACACAGCTTATGAAGGAACAAGGTTTCCCTAATGAACCTTGTGTTATGAAGCCAGAGTCTACAACTGTATTCTCGTTCCCAATCAAGTCACCAGATGGTGCTGTCACTCGTGATGAGATGCCTGCTGTTGAGCAGTTAAAGATGTGGATGATGTATCAGCGTGAATGGTGTGAGCACAAGCCATCTGTAACGATCACCGTTCGTGAAAACGAGTGGATGGATGTTGGTGCTTTTGTTTATGAGAACTTTGATGAGATCTCTGGCATATCGTTCCTCCCTCATTCCGATCACGTCTATCGTCAGGCACCCTATCAGGATTGCACAGCAGAAGAGTACAAGGCGCTTGCAGTTAAGATGCCTAAAGAAATTGACTGGGAAAAGCTTGCTCGATACGAAAAGGAAGACACGACTAAAGGATCACAAACGCTAGCGTGTGCTGCGGATGGATGTGAAATAGTTGACATAGCCTAATCAAAGGCCCCTTCGGGGGCCTTTTTTGTTCCTATATAGTCTGGTACACACAATCCTACTATAGGAGACAAAAATGGATTGGGATATTATAATTGAAGCTCTTAACGCTTCTGTAAGAGACGATGCTATGAGAGCTGACGTCTACCGCTACTTAATGTTAAATGGTTTCCATGAAGAAGGTGAAAACTTTGTTGGCGAAGATGACGTGTTTGATCAGGTGTGGGATGAGGTAGCAAAAACCTCTTCAGATGATTCATTCATTAGCAGCTTTGACGAGTTCTACGAAGAACAAGAATGAGAGTTGTAGGAATTGACTACAGCTTAACCAGTCCTTGTGTGTGCATCGGTGATCCAAACGACTTTAAGTTTGAGACCTGCAAGTTTTATTATCTGACAGACAGCAAAAAACTAGATGTTGATTTTGACAATATTAGAGGTGATCTACATAAAGATTATTCATGTGAAGAACAGCGGTATGGCAACATATCTGCTTGGGTTCTAAGCCTTCTACAAGAAGGTGATGTGATATACATGGAAGGTTATTCCATGGGATCTACCGGTAGAGTTTTTAACATTGCTGAAAATGCTGGTTTGTTAAAACACTATCTTTGGAAATGGAAATACGAATATAATATCATTCCTCCTACCGTAATCAAAAAATTTGCGACTGGAAAAGGCAATGCCAACAAACAGGCTCTTCAAGATAGCTTTATCGAAGAGACTAAATACGATATCAAGAGCAAACTTGGCATGACTGAAAAGCAGTGGAACCCTTCATCCGATATTATCGATAGTTATTACATTTGCAAATTAGGAATCCAAAAGGAGACGACAAATGAGTTGGTTTAAGAAAATTAAGATTTGGTTTTTAGGTAAGGACATTCCACCTAAGCCACCAGCGCCACCTGCTAATGAATACTCTGATATTGTTAAGGTTATGATGAACGAAGGTGCACCTTTTGTTGACAAGCCCAAAGTAGTTAAGGGACGCAAGAAGAGAACAGCACAACCACCAAGAAGATAATATTATGGCATCCAAGCAAACTTCTGAAAGTCTTTTCGTAGCTGAAGAAGATGGCTTGCCTGTTATTGTTGGCAGATGCCCCTCTTGCAAGAGGGGCTTCCGCTCTCTTGTTCTTGTAGATTTTGTACCCAAACTGAAAAGCGCTTCAAGCTCTGTATATTTAAGATGCTTGTGCTGCAGTTCTATTCATCATAGGCAGATAAAGGATATCACAGAGGATTGATTATGAAGATGTTTGAGATTTATGGCAGACAAGGTTGCGATTATTGTGATATGGCCAAGAAGATTCTTGTTGATCGAAATATGAAATTCGAGTACTACGAGCTTAAGACTGACTTAACGATAGAAGAGTTTAAGGAAAAGTTTCCCGAACAGAGAACAGTTCCTGTAGTTCTTTTACGTGGTGTCAAGCTTGGTGGTTATACCGAATTAGTTCAATATTTAGAGGAGACTTCTGGTGGTTATGGTGATGAATAAGAACGAGCTCGTTTCCCTGCTTGAGAAGCAGACCCTCCGTATCACGTTTACCAAGGCTGATGGTTCAGACCGCTTGATGAACTGCACCCTTAACAAGGATGTTGTTGCACCCTATGTTAGGACGTCTGACACATCTAAGATTGTCAACAACAACGTAATTCCAGTGTGGGATGTAGACAAGAATGCATGGCGTTCTTTCCGCGTCGACTCTGTGAAGGAAGTTGTGGCCTACTAAGCTGACTCCCCTACCCCAGGAAATATATAAAT